AGGCTTACGCGGACGATATTCTTGGAAACCGAAATGGCGTCCTGCATCCAAATTTCGGATGGTATCTTACCGTCCTTTTTTGCAGCGTCGTTTTGCGGAAATGCGTATACCTTCCGGCCAATTGCAAATGCCTCGATACATTTGCCATTACTGGCCCCCCGCGATGCTACCCACAGAGCCGTGATCCAGTCCTCACCAACTGCGTCAGCGATGGCAAGTAAGTCCCATTGCGACTCGAAAAAGTAAACATTTTTTGAGTCTTGATCTCCGAATACCAGCGGAACATTTTGCGTTCCTTTAGGCTCGAACCTCCATCCTCCCCCGGCGCATTTGATATGAGCGCCTTCACCAGATTTGAACGCAGGCTGATCCCCGCATGCTCCAAGGATGTTATTGTCGCGAGCAAGCTGCATTATATTGACGCTCACGCCCCTTTGTTCTGCAAGCTGCTTCAAAAACTCCTCAGTAGCGGCTGACTTATATTTATTCCAATCAAATGCTGTTGGAGTGCTGGTCTTTAACTTATAGCGTGCAGGTTCTGGTCTATTGTTTTCAGTCGGCATCCCCGCAAGGTCAGCATAAATCAACATCGCTTCCTGATTGTTTTTACTTTCTAACTTCGCAAGAAAATCAATTTCATCTCCGCCCTCACCGGTTCCGTGGTCTTTCCATCTCCACCTGCCGTTGGTATTGTATATTCCGAATGAAGCATTTTTCTCCTCTCGGAATGGTGATTTTGCTTTTGGTTTCGCGTGATCTCCGAGACCAAGCTTTACCATTAGGTCAGGGAGTGGTAATCTTTGGCGGGCTTCTTCGATATTCATTGCATGCCCCCTTCGAGATACCACCAGCCTTGGTCGTCTTTGTGCAGTTTGCCCTGCATCGCCATGTGATCCAGCACATGGTCAGCCAATTTCTTTGCTGCCTGCCAATACGCAGGATGCGCACCGTAGGGTAATATTTGTTGAGCTATGTCAAGCCTATCAATTGCTCCGCGATTGAGCGATGCTTTGAAGGCCCGAAATACATACTCTTGAAGAGCGTGATCGGGAAGTTCCGTTTGCATAATAATAAAAAATCCCTTCGTGCTTGTCGGTTGAAAAATTGGCCCATGCAAAGGCTCCGACTTACACGAAGGGGAAAAGGATTTTGGTTTTGTTTATTTTGCATGAATGAGAAGGCTTTTTCACGGCCTTATTTGAAATATACTTACTTGGTCTGGATTGTCAAATCAGGTGAGAGGATCATAATTTCTTCCAACGCTTCAGCGCGTCAATGACTTTCATGGTCTCTTTTTCGTGCGTCTCATTCGTTTTGGCTGGTGTTACCGCTAATAAAAACGAGAGATGCTTAGAGGCGATATCTGCCAACTCGCCAGCAACTGCCCGCGCCTCGTCGCGCTCGTTCTGGATAGCGCATACGGCGTGGAGTAGAGTGTAGCCCTCCGCGTCAGCCCCCAAATTTAACCGGATATCGCTGAGTTCCTCCCGCGCCTCGTCGCGCTCGCGTTCTGTTTTTTCTAATTCATTCATGACATGGCTTTCTGGCGGATTCGTTTTGCTGGAATGTGAAAACCCGAAGCGTTTCCAAGTGCCGTGCAGAGCTGGCTATAAAGGGTGGAGTTGAGAAAGGTGATTGCGCTCCTCTGGTTCATCTCGCGGTGTTCGTTTAGGCTCTTACTCTCGTAGACGGTTTCATTCTGAGCGTCGAGCACCGCCTGCTCAATCATTCCGCAGAGCAGGCCGCGAGTAAACATTAGCTCGTTGTCTATTTTTTCGTCAGGTGAAATTTGTGGCAGATCGGACACGCATATCGCTGGATCGACTTCTTGCGGTTGCGCCGGGCGAGCCGCACGGCTGCGAGTTTGAGTGCCACCATGCGCTCGCTCGGGTATGCCTTTTTCGATAGGCACATGCTCCAGATTGTTTCGGCGTCGTAGTTGTTCACTCATTTTTATTCCTGCGCGTATCCCGCCGCGCCCCGGTAGCTGCGGTTAGTTAAAACGGAATTTCGTCTCCGTCTTCGTCTGTTTGTGTGACCACGGGTTTCTTCGCGACCGGCTTGGACTTGCCGCCCAAGAACCCCTCGCGTTCGTCTCCGAAAATCCAACGCTCGATAGTGTTGAATTTGTGCTCTGGGTTGGTCTGCCCCGGCTCCTCGCCGATCAACGCCACGCCGACCGCGCCGATCAGGTCGATAGCATCGACATCGATGTCCTCGCCAGGGATTGTCGCCCTGCCGATGGATGCAAGGAACTGGTCGATCTTCCACGCCGCCTTGGGAGTGAAAACCAGATGATCCCAGACCTCTGGGCCTGCCGACCCGTCCGGCAGCTGGATTTTGCACACGAGTTTAATCATGGCATTCCCGTTCTGGCTTGTTTTGTCGGTTGCACTTGCAACCTCCATTTTGTAAACGCCTGGGGTCACGTAGTAGACTCCGGCCTGTTTTAATTCGCTGCTTTTGTATGTTGGCACTTTAGTTTTTCCTTTTTGTTTGGCGCATTGCTTTTGTGCCTGGCGCGCTTTTAACCAGACTGTGTGGATTCTCGATCTGCAACTCCTGCGCAAATTCGAGAAATTTTTCTGCGGACATCTTCCCGCCGCCGGCGAGAAATGCCGTTAATGGATCGAGTTGACCTGCGACCATCAATGCCGTCTCTGGCTCGATGTATTGCCGATCTTTTGGGTTGGTCAGTGACCACCCATCGATCGTCTCTCCTGCCTCCAGACGATCGCGTAGTGCGTCGGTGAGCGGGTCTCCAAATTCCTTGACGAAGAACTTGAATCGGGTCACGAATTCAACGTGCTGCTGTGGATCGGTAAGGATGCGGTCGCGGATAATGGTTAGCGAGTCGCCGTTGACCGATGCAACATCGGCCAGTGCTGCCTTACTCTGCACTACTAAAGCTTTACACGTATCCTTATTTGCACACCAGTCGCAAAATTCACAAGGAGTCGGCTGCGCATGAACCCACGTTGCGCGGTCGATTGCTCGCCGGGTGATGCGCTCCGCCTCCTCAATCGTAAACTCGTAGGTTCTGACGAGCCGCTGATCTACGTAGACGATGTGCGCCACCCAGTAGTCGGTAAAATACCGTTCCATACATGCCCAACTATAGGCTGCTGCTTGGGCGAGATAATCCCTAACCTGTCCAGTCTTGATGTCTGCCAGCCACCCACCGTCTACGCAGAGCGCATCTGCGGTGCCGACCTTGCTGAGAGCAGGCACTGACATGGCGAGGTGTGTCTCGCGGCATTCGAGTTTATGGTCGCCGGCCAATTCGAGGAGTTTGTTAACTCCCCACATAACGGTCTCCTTCTCGTCTTCCGGCAGCGGCTCGTGATCCATGATGATGTGGATGCGGTCGCGGATCCATTTATCTACTCGGGTTCCTCGCTCCGCTGCCGGGCTTGTCGTCCACTGCGAGACGTAGACCGGGCATCCTTCGAGTTTTGGTAGCATGCTTGGTGATAGTTCCTTCATTTTGCCTCCGTTGTTAGAGCGTGAAATGCCGCCACGGTCGCCAAGAACTTGGGCACATCCTGGCGGATGCGCTCGAGCACGCGGTCTGATGCCTCTGTCCAATCCTGATCCTCGGTGATCTGCTCTTTGGCTCGTAGGAACGTTGTTGCGGCCTCGCCGTGTTTGGCGACCTCTATAGTCCAATCCGCGACCTTAACGACCGCAGGTTTTTCTGGTGCCGGTGCTGTCTTTGCTGTCTTTGCTGTCTTGAACAGGTGCGAGACGCTGGCCCATTCAAGCGGCAGCTCCTCAGCGAGACCACTGCGGGTCTTCGCATCGTAGGCCGCGCTGTGTGTGGTTAGCAGGATCCGCTCCTTGCCTCCGAGTCCCTTGCCCCGTCCGGTGTCGCTGGTGCTGACCTTGGTCTTAAAACGCAGGAACCAAAGTTCATCCGCGAACTCTTTCAAGAGCGGAGAGCTTTGCTTGCTTAGTTTTAACTCGTAGCGGTCGTAGGCGGCGAGCGCGTCCGGTGCCTCGAATTTGACGATCTTGCTGTGGGCGATCAGCACCACATGTTTGCCTGCGTCGATCAGCATATCGATGCTGGCGAGCATACGAGACATCCGCTCCGCGACCATTACCCAGCCTTTACCGAAACCGAAGTCCTCGATGCTGGTTTTTTTGCTGGTCGCCAGCAGGTCTTCAACGCACAGTCGCTCTGCCCAATCAGCAGAGTCGATGACGATGGTTTGGTATTCGGTTACTTTAGCCTCGGCCAATGCTTCTGTTAGCTGCTTCCAGCTGCCGATGTCGCAACGATCAACGTCGAGGTGGCTGGTGCCCTGCTCGATGTCGAGGAAGAGCGGCTTGGGGAATTGCGCTGCGAAGGTTGATTTGCCTACGCTCTCGACTCCGTAGATGACGACGCGCTGTGCGCGTGTTTGTTTG